TCAAACTCGATGCAACTAAATGCATCCATTGACTGAGTAATCTTCATAAAGTCTAAGACTCCTGACCTTTCTAGTTGTTTTACTAGGTCAGACTGCATGTAGTCTCCTGAGAATATAATTCTACTATCCTGACCAACACGAGTGACAATACTGTCTAACTCATGGAAGTTTAGGTTAGAGAACTCATCTACTATTATAATGGCTCTGTCAAGTGTTATGCCACGCAAGAAAGAAGTAGACCAGAAGTCTATTGATCCTTGGTTTCTTAGGTTTTCATATAATACTTTGAATGCTCCTTCATCAGGCATGTTAAACATATATCGCACCATGTTTTTATATGGTGTCTGATATAGGTTAGACTTGTCTTCCTCATCACCTGGTAGGAATCCGATCTCTCTTGTAGGGACAAGAGACCTAACAATATATACTCTCTGGTATGGAGAAGATGGTTCTAATACTGCCTGTAGTGCTAGGTAGAGACTGATAAATGTCTTACCAGTACCTGCTGCACCATGTAATACAAGATTCTTTCCATCAGCAAACGCATTGAAGACATCTTGTTGATGGTCTGTCAATGGAGTTATAGTCCTGAGATGCTCAAGATTGATGGGTGGTTTCTTCTTCATTGCTCTTGATACGGTACCATTACCGTTACCATTACCGTTGCCGTTCTTCTTCTTACGTACTGGCATAATTTATGTGTACCTCGATAGGTTCGCAGTTGGATGTTTCTCTTGGACCTTACTCATTACTTCTTTAAATCCATCGGATTGTTTCGGATCTCCGTATGTAACTCCACCAGTCCCTTTGGACCAGTCTTTATCCCAATCGGGATTGTCCTTTCTCCACTCATCATAAGAAGATATAGACATGGAAAGTTCTTTAGTCTCCCCTGTATTCTTATTTATTACTGGATATGTTGGCATTAGTCTATTCGTAAACAAGGTTGTGTGTCTCCCCAATCATCATCATAACTGCAATCGCAGTCCTCTACATCAGGACACCATCCCAATGCTTTAGATATTGTAGGGAAATTACAGATGAAGTGGTCTCGACATAGGTTTGCTACGTCCATGTGCTCCTTCTGTGTACCATTAGCAGTACGTAACTGTATGTAGTGCATCCATGACCTAGCACTACCTGTCATGTATATTCTGGTAGGTGTAGCTAGCGGGAGAACCATTCTCGCACACTCCTTCGCAATCCCCTCACGGAGTAATTCATTGTAGAGATCAGTTCCTTCAGCGAAGTACCTCGTAATAAGTGCTTGAAGCCTCTTCTTCTGGGTTTCATCGAAATCATCTATACTATTCTGTCTGTTTTTGCTGTCCTGTCGTCTCAGATCAGGTGGTTCTATTGTAGTACTTATCAGATTTGTATCTGCATATCTCTGTGAAAATTCTTGGAAAGTAAATGATCTATGTCTAAGAATCTGTGCACCAATAGCACGAGAGGTTTGAATCTCTAGTGTCATGTGTGCTTGCTCAAAGATAGACCAATGTCCATGGTCAATACAATACGCTAGTAGTTTATCTACCTTTGGATTGTCTTGATTATTTGGGTTGGATACTCTAGCAATGTATCCTATAGTTTTCTCCGCATCGGGAGTCACACTCACCAAACATACTCTAGTCATTCTTTTTCAGTAGTAGGAACTATATTAGCACTGATAGTAAACAATTCATTTGCAGTGTTACTATCATAACCGAAGGTTAAATTAGCAGGGAAGGTTATGATATCACCTTCACTCATATTAAATGTAGCTTCTGTCATATTATATGGAGTAATCTGACTAGAATCTACCTGCATTATAGGATAATGATTTGACCCTACATTCTTTCTCCACTTATAACTGCTGTGTTTATTCTGGTCGAAGTTAACAAGATAGATTGAATGATACAAACAATTTGATACCTCATGGGGTGCATAGATTGCTCCCTCTTGTGCTATCTCTAAGTATGATTCATTAACACCTAGGTTAAACTTATAGTGCATAGAGTTGTCATTGTGTAAGACAACAGCACTTTCAAATGCAGCAGCAACAGAAGGTAAATCTCTCAATAGTTTATTATTTTCTCCTACCTGCACTACATTGTGTGTGATACTTTCTCTGCCAGATTTCTTAAGTATCTCATTGTCCTTCATCCATAGAAGTATCTCCTTCTTTAACTCTTCATGGTTAGGTACTGAGAATTTACTAACAGGTGTTGGGAATAAACCATACGTTTCATTAGTAATCTTATCCTCCAACTTGTCACTCAATGGATGTGAATTAGTCATGTGTCTTCAATAATAGTTTAGCGATTACATACAAACCTAGTGCACTAAAGTATGTCAATGTAGGTAAGGCAAAGATGCCTGGTATAACTGCATTCCATACTAGCATAAGAACCAGTGGTACTACTGTTAAGTTAGCGACTGCTGTCACAACTGACTTCCCCAACTCATAATTCTTTTCCTCTTCTGTCATTTCCTCAGGAGATTTCTTAGGTTTCCTAGGGTCAAAGTATACTGTCATTCTATTATATCCTCCAATTTAAACAGGGATACAAACTCTATCTTATTGTGCTCCCATATCTTATGGTCTTCCATCCTATCAACGATAGCAACCACCTTGTTAACCGTATAACCCGCACCTCTTAGTATATTTACTGCCTTCATAGCACTACCACCTGTGGTAGTTACATCCTCTAATACCGTAATGACCGCACCTTTAGAAGGTTTCAGACCTTCAATTACTTCTTTAGTCCCATGGTCTTTAGGATTCTTTCTAATAATAAGGGCATCGATGTGTCCTCCTTTATAGAATGCTCTCTGTGCTACACCCACAACCAATGGGTCACCACCTAGAGTAAGACCAGCTACTGCTGAGGATCCTTCGTCTAACTTCTTTACCATCAAGGTAGATAGAAGTGCGTTACCTTCACATGATAGTGTGACAGGTTTACAATTAATATAATGCTCAGTCTCCTTACCAGATGATAGTTTGAAGTTACCCTTCTTATATGCAAACTCCTTCAGAAGTTTGAGTAATGATGCTTTATACGTTGGGTCTGTCATTTTTTACTCTTCTTAGGTTTCTTTGCTGCTGAGGGATTAGTATACATCCCTGGAGATCTTGTGCCCTTAGTGTAGGACATCTTCTTAACGACATCACCTAACATGTCATAGTATGTGTCAAATATATCAACTGAGTTACCCATAACAATATCAAACCAAGTCTCACCGTCCTTTGCTAACTCCATTAGATAAGCATTAGTTGGTAACGTCTTATCGTTAGCAGCATCAGGTGAGATACCAGATTTAATAACGGAACACCCTAAACCTTTAGAGTTTACCTCAGCGATTTGCTCATCAGTTAATTTCATTGTCATACAACAGCATATGTTCTACCTCTACCACCCCATTCAATAGAAGGAAATGCTTCCTTGACTACTGCATGTGTAATACGGTATTTCTTATGAAGTGTCTTGTTGATTGCTTTAATTACTACCTGTGCTTCATCATCATGGAGTCCTTCAAGTAGTCTTATAAACATACCCTCTACCTTCATAGTAGATACATTATCTGCACCACCTACGAAGTAATAGTATAGTTTACTTGCTTCTTTCTCTAACAATGTATGCTCTGTGCCCTTAGGTGCATCGTTCTTACGATAAGGTACGTCCTCACCTAATGGAACACGTGCCTCTAAACTATCATCAAAATTGATAACAAATATTGACCTGAGTGCAGGAGTATTATTGTCTTGTAATATTTTTATCTTTTGTGCCTTCGTCTTTGCATTATGTGCCTTCTGAAGTACCTCAGAAATCATTAATTTCATAACTTATTCGTCGTCATCATCAAGTATATCATCTTCGTTGTGAATACGCAAGTATATCAACTCGGAAGGTTCTACTGGTCCATCTTCACCTTGCATCTCTGGGTGCATCACTACTTCAGCGTAGTCTGCTTTAGCGACCCAAGTATCGAAGACTTCCTTTAGGTTCCATGATAGCATGAAACCCAAGAAAAAACTACCTATAGTTAGAAAGAATGCAATGTACAAAAATGAAACATCTGCCATAAGATTTCTCCCTTACTATTTTTTTTATTTAGCAGACTTTTTACGAGGTCTACCAGGTTTACGAGTATCATAGTATACTTCTGCATCTTTGACAAGTGTATCAAAGTAATTCCTAATCTTTCTCGCTTGTGGTTTGGGTAAGTGTGTGTATGCTTCAGACATATACTTATCCCTTGCAATGTATTGAGATAACTCATCCACTGCTTGTTTCAACTCACCCATTGAACTTGATTCAATTAATTCACCTGTTTGTTTGCGTGTCCACTTGTTACCAGTAAGATACGACTTCATATTAAGTAGGAATCTATTATTAAACATCGCTTCGTCGATTGCTCTGTCAATAATAGTATAAAGTTCCTCAGGGTTAGCGTCACTCATCATACGTACTTGTTTTCTCGAAGGTATTTAACAGTTTCAGTGCAACCACCCTTTTTATGTCCTGAGATGATTACTTGAGGGAAGGTAGCTTGTTGTCCAAACTCCTGTTTAAACTGCTCTCTAGTAAAGTTAACATTTAATTTGTATTCTGCATAGCCCCACCCCTTAGATTTGTAAACTTCCTTAATCTTTGTGCAATAGGGACAACCTTCTCTAGTATAGATGGCGGTGTTACCAGGATTCTTTTCGGCCATAGTATTAAAAGTGGGAAAGAAAAAAGGGTCACTCTGTGACCCTTGTTATTTAGTTTGTATGGAGTTTAACTTAGAAAGTAAACTTAACTCCTGCTTTAGCACCCCAGTCGATGTCATCTTCGTTAGTTGTTCCAGAGATCTCTCCGTAGAACTTATCGTAAGATCCACCAAGGTAACCTACTAATTCAACGTCACCGAAGTCATCTGTAGACTCACTGTGAGTTACTGTAGGACCACCAGAAACATACCAACCAAGACCAGCTGGAGTTTCTCCTTCGTATCCGATTACTGTTTCAATTGTACCAGATGTGTATGCTCCGTCTGGATATGAACCTGAAGCTTCTACATTCACATAAGGACCAGCAAAAGCGGCTCCAGAGAGTAGTAGAGGTGATGCTGCTAGGGCAGCGATTGTTGATTTAATCATTTTTGATTTTTAGTTTCTCGCATGGGCATAGAAAAACCCTGCGGATGATAGACTTCCCCGACATGGGAGTCTTTTTATTCCAACACAGGGTTACGATCTTTCGAGTCCTTTGTTAAGAAGTATTTATAATAACAGTAGTTTATGATACTGTCAACCCCCTTGTGACAGTTCCCGAATCGGGACCATTCTAATGAATTGTTCATTCATATTATAGAACAACTTATAGTTGTCCGTTGTGAGGTAGTATCCTTTTATATCGTTACCATCGCAATGGTATCCATAACCTCTTAGTCTTTCATTCACTCCATCAATACGCAATGTCTTGCCGAGTTCTAAGTAGTGGTGAAATTTTTCATCGAGGTTAATCATCTATCTTGTCTGTTTTTGTCATCATAGCACGTAACTCCTGCTCTTGGTCATCTGTTAGGACAGTTTCTGGATCGGCATCACCCTCTTCTTTTCTTGGGTCAATATATTCGGCCATCAGTTTCAAATTGTCCTGCAAATCTTCTGGGGGTGTCCAGCTATCACCCTTCGGTTTGTATTCCAATGACTTCACTTCAGCAAGAGGACTCCTCCAATACTTCTGCATCTTCTTGAGCATCTTCTTCTTACCCTTAGGATCATCCTTATACTTCTCGATGATTCTCTTAAGTGTCCTTAACTCTTTAGATGATTTTTCTAACGACCTCTCTGCTGCAAAACCATTTGACATTATGTTGATACCTCTGTGATTATTATTTTAAACTTAACTCTAAACTTAGTAGAGTCTGATGAAAGATACCATAGCATTGAGTCTTTGTTGTGTGACTCCTGATAGATTGCTTCCTTAGCTGTCCTCTTAACTAAGATATCATCCTCAAACCATGATAGTAAAGGACGACTAGGCATCTTAAACCCTGCCTCTTGGTCAGGGAAGTAAGGTGTCTGCGTTGCATCTTCAACAGCAGGTTCTCTTACTGGAGGCCATGTCAATATAAATTCACATGCTTCAGTGTAACCTGAGCCAGTATTTATAATTTGCATGGGATTTATAACTGCTTGCCAGTAGTGGACTGTCCTAGACCCTGTAGCATTAAAATATACTGGGTAGAATGTTATTCCTACACGTATCTTACATGCATCAGCGTAGTTGGATCCACCTGTGCCATGATAGTTATCAAGAGTATAGTCATGTATGAATGTGATGGGTGAGAAGTATGTATCTCTTACAGTTGGTGTCTGTTGCCATCCATCCCATACAAAGTTAACGTCTGTCTGATAACCCGCAGTCTTATTCTGACCTACAGTATACCATGGCAATCCTAGCTTTGCAAACGTGGTAGGTGCACTCGTTAACAATGTATCTTTCTGACTGCTAGGGATACTACTACCACTCAGTGTTTCAAACCTAGTAATTAAATGCTCCTCTAAGAGGTGGTTGTAAACACCTGTAAGGTTTCTGTAATTATATGAAGGTAGAATTGTATCGCTGAAGTAATCAGACTTATCGAAAGTATATCCTGTATCAATGTATCCTCCTGGAATGTTAGGCATCAATGGGTTGTTAGTATACCTACTGTTGCCTGGAATATCTGGTGATGCTTGGTTGGTACCATGCATAGCGATTGGTACACCACCTGACCATACATTAGTCCATGGATAGCCAGGGTCTGGAGTGTTGTCATCATTCCAAGTCTCACTCCACTTAGATCCAGGCTCCCACTCAAACTCCTGTCTATTAGTAGGACGGAATTGCATAGCAAATCCTTGGACAAATCCCACGTCAGATTTATTGATAGGATTATTAGTTGGGTTACCTGCTGTCGATCCTTGGACATCATCACCAGAGACGGTACCTAATTGTAACTTAAACACACTGTCAAAGTTATTAGTTGCCTTGTCAAACATGGCAAGCTCTAATGATATGTCACCTGTAACTGGACCTGTGTCAATACTTACGACCTCAAAGGTAAGAGTATCATTAGGACTTAATGATATATCACCATCCCATAAGTCTGCACCTATGTTAGGCCAATACTTTGCTTCAAATTGTTTGGTGAATAAATCTACACCATTCTTCTGCATTTTTATAGTAAACTTAGTGCAGTCACCTTGCAGTCCACCTGTGATTCCACCCATCGATATCATTCGGAAGGTACCACCTGCCTTTGCTGCTATAGTCTGAGTCTTATTCAACTCGGTTGAGTAAGCACCATTACACTCACCACACTCCCAGTCAACGTCATTTGATTGGAAGGTAGGTAGTTTGGTACCACAATCCTGCCTTCTCATTATAACTGTCTTGAATGACTGAGTAATGATGCGGCTTTCACACTTGGTCTCGTTATTTAATTTCCTAAAGACTTTCTCAGGTGCAGCAGAAGGATACACATAGCATTGAATACCTTCGTATGTGTAACCATCAAAAGTATATCTTACATCATGCCATATCTTAAGGTCATTGTAATCATCATCACCTGCTATCAAGTCCTCCCAGAATTGATGACTTCTACCATGCCACTTGGTTTGATCCTTCTTCATAGGATTCCACTCGTTGTCACCAAAGAGACAGTAGTTACTCTGAGATGAATTAATACCTGTGCCTCTGAATCCTCCACTATAAGGAGCATTTAGTGGTTCAAAATCAATGACTTGGTTGACTTGGAAGGTTGGATTAACTTGTGCACCATTAGATATGAGGAAGAAACCCATGGTACCACCTGCAAAGTTTTGTAATTGCTGACTAGGTATAGTTGACACGGTAAGGTTAACTCCACTCCTTATAAGTGGTTGGGTAATGACACCCCACTGTGGACCATTCTCATTTGCAAGATAGAATCCCATAGTATTTCTATACCCTGCATTTCCATGCTCCACGTCCATCTTTATCTGCAAGTC